CTGCTAGTAACTATCTTGAGCAAGCGTACAACAGTGACCTCGATTTTGGGACAGACGAGTTTGCTATCGTCGGATGGCTCAAGCAGGCAGCGAACACCGCAGTCGAAACTATCCTTGAGCGTGATAGCGCAACGACAGCGCAGCGGTTCACCTTAGCGGTCAATGCCTCGGGGTTCCTGACCTTCACCTGCGATGACGACACGACAGCCCGCACGGCCACAAGCAATGTCGTGGTTGACAACGATGTGTGGACGCACTTCGTGGCGCTCTATGACGGCGCTGGTGCCGTAAAAATTTACCTCAACGGCGCACTAGATGACACCGAAACAGGCTCGGCCCTCCTGACGCTTAACAATGCCTCGGCGGTTCTTCGTGTTGGCCTTGCGGTGGACGGCGCAGAGCCTCTGGCCAATGCCGATCTGGCCTTGCTGCGGATCAGTGCAACGGTGCCGAGTGACAGTCAGATCAAGAAAATCTACAACGACGAGAAGCATTTGTTCCAAGAAAACGCGGATTGCACTCTCTACGGCACAAGTGATGCAGTGACAGCATTGGCACACGACAGTGACACTGACTTGCTCCACGTGGGTACAAGCGATGGTCGCTCGGTGTTCCAAGGATTGCGCCGGATTGACAATACGACAGACGCTGTTGGAGTAGCGATTTCAGCACAAAACAACTTAGTAGCGGATGAATAAAACATGGCAGTAATCGTAAAAAAACCTGAAATAAATCTCCGCGAAGAACTTGCGGATCTTCGGAATCAGCCTCGTTATTATCAACAGCAATTTTGGTTTGCTGGCGATGGTTCTGAAACTGACTTCGCGTTGGAACAAGGGTGGAAACCACTGCACGTTTTTGATGCTGGTTTGCTTCAGAAGGAAGGTGCAAGTGATGACTACGAGGTGGTCTATGATGGGTTCATCTACACAGTGTCGTTTAACGTAGCACCTACCAACTTAAATGACATAGGCGTGATCGGAGTTCGAGCATGACTGTATTTATAGCAAAGGGTGATGAGGTTCTTACAGACGCTCAGTTGAGCAAGCGCACACAGAAATACATTGATGTTGATTGGCCTCAGTGGAAGCGCGAAAGATCTGTTAGATTAAACGATGGTTTGTTTAATACTTACATGACGACAGTTTCAGCAGACACCGACACAAATCGTGAGAACAATACGTTCAATCAACAGCTTGCAGATTATCGTGCAGCTACTGCCCGACTAGCTCAATACAGACTAGCAGATGGTAGAGCTGAAGTAACCGAGGAAGTCGGCACTGGCGAGTTCGATGACGATGGTAACGAGATCATGGAGACTGTGGTTGTGCAGACAGCCATTGATCCTCTGCCTGCTCAAGTCGAAGAAAAGACTTTCGATGATGACGGTAACGAAACCGGAACAATCATGGTCGATAATCCAGCAATCGTGCAGGACGATGAAGAACGTGCGGCAGCTCAAGCTGTTGTCGATGGAACACCTCAAGCTGTGAAGGACTTTTGACGATGGATAGAAGGACCGTAGCATCAGCCCATCAGCGCATCGATGGCATAGAAAAAAAGATCGTTGCGATCGAGACTGAAATGAAGATCCAATTCAAGGATCTGTTTGGCCGCGTGAAAAGACTGGAAGCAATTCTGATAGCTGCATCGGGTTCGATCATGCTGTTATTGCTTGCTGTTCTCGCAAAGATGAATTGATTAATGCTCGATGGATGCGGCTGTAGATGTAAAATTACTGCTCACATTGGCCGGAATGTTGGTCAGTGTGGTAGCCGCAGGGGCCGTTGCGAAGCGCGAGATAAAATTACTTTCAGATCAAACAGCTGACATCGAACAACGTCTCCGGCGCTTAGACACCAGGGTCGATAAACTCGAGAATAACCTGGATACCCTAACTCATAGGACTTCGATTTTGGCGGGCATGGCCTCACCGGACGTAATGGAACGCCGGCATCGCGAGATCGAACGGCTTCGAGCTGACCTGGATCACCTGCGAGGGCTTCTAAAATGAACTTCAACCTGCAAGCTGCATTGACTGCCCTGGCTCCGATACTGTTTGCAGCTGTAGGCTATCTCATAACGTCACTAAATGAGCTCGATGCTCGAGTGCAGAAGGCTGAAGGATATCTCATGCTCCTGGTAACACCCCAGGGAGAGATCATTGCCAGCCCCGCGAACAGCATCGCTCGGCAGAAATTACGCGAGGATTTCATGGTATATATCCATGACCATGAAGTCAGATTGAAGCTGATGGAGGCTAGAGAACATGACGGACAATAACGACAACATACCTGATCGAGCCGCTTACCAGGTAAACAGGCGGCGGATGTGCTGGTCAGCACTTGGCATGATGATGGTTGTAGTTATCTGCTATTTGGTTAATCCAGAGAAATACGGCGGCGCCGAGCTCGCCCCGATCTTCTACGGATTGAGCGGTCTGGTGGCCGTGTACTTTGGCGCAACCAGTTGGCAGCAGAAGAAATGATTTCGCTCTTAGGAACCCTTATTGGATTTGGAACATCGATCGTTCCCGAGATCCTGGGCTACTTCAAGCAGAAGCAGGCGAACCAGCAAGAGCTGGCGATGCTTGAGGCGAAAGCCAAGTACGCTGAAAAGTTATCTGAATTAAAAATACAGGAGCTTGATGCTCAAGCGGATATCGTTGAGAGCCAGGCGATCTATCAGCATGATAATAATCTTGACAGCGGTAGCTTTGTTAATGCTCTGCGCGGTAGTGTTCGTCCTATTATTACTTATGCCTTCTTCATCCTCTTCGCGGCGGTCAAAGGAACGGCGTTGGTGGCGATGATGTCCAATGAGGGCATGGATCTGGCGACCGGTTTAGTTGCTATATGGGATAGCGAAACCCAAGCGATATTCTCTGCAATCATTGCGTTCTGGTTTGGCAATCGAGCCATGAGTAAAGCGAGGGCAAGAGTAAATAAATGATGATGTTAAAGCTAACCGCACTTTTGAAAAAAGATGAGGGATGTGAGTATCAGGTGTACCTTGACTCGCTTTCTAAGCCGTCGTGTGGAATCGGGCATTTGATTACTAACCAGGATTACGAGTATGGCTGGCCACCAGGCACGCCAGTCAGTGAGGCGCGGGTCAATGACTTGTTCGAGAAAGATGTGCAGGTTGCGATCAATGATGCAAAGTGGTTGCATCCAGATCTCGAGGAGCTGCCAGAAGATGCGCAGGTTACGATCATAAGCCTAGCGTTTCAGCTCGGTCTGCCTGGTTATTCTGCATTTAAGAAACACCACGCAGCCATCGAAGCTCGAGACTGGAAAGAAGCAGCTGCCCAGCTGCGAGATAGCAAGCTGTATCGTCAGACAACGAACAGAACAGAACGACATGCCAAACGATTGGAGGATATTACAGATGGCTAAAAAGCCTGGCCTGTGGGCCAACATCCATGCAAAGCGTGAGCGCATTGCAAAGGGATCTGGTGAAAAGATGCGCAAGCCTGGGGAGAAGGGTGCTCCAACTGCCCAGGCGTTGCGTGATTCTGCTAAAAAGAAGATGTCAAAAAAGTATTAGTCCGGTGGCGGTTTGCGTATCACTCGGAATATTTCAATAATTGGCAATCTCTTTATGCGATAATCATGCCACCTTCTGTTGTCATACTCCTCTCTAGTGACTAGCAGAAGGTTGTCTCCTTTTCTCAGTAACAGACACTCGATACCCTCGCGGTTCCAAACATTCGCCTGCTGGATGGCCGCGAGAGTATCATCGAACTCGATGGCCTCGATCACAAAATCATCAGGCCGTTTTTGTATCCATTTGCACGCTGGATCCAGCCTCTCCTCTCAATAGCCGCCAGATGCTTGGCTACTGTAGCTTGAGCTAGTCCGAGCTGTTTTGCCATTTCATTTTGGGTAGGCATCACACCGTTCTGATTGTAATGCCATTCGATATAATCCAGAACCTGCCTTTGCTTTTCAGTCAGGTTGAACTTACGCCGCTCACTCATCCTTCAACTCCGCTCCAAGTTTGCGCAACAGGCTCTTATATTTTGTCTCGAACCTGTTTTGGTGCTCAGGACGCATCGCATCGATCTGCTCCTGGTTCTTTTCTTTCAGCATCCGCAGCATGGTCATCTTCTCGCGCGGCTCCACTGTGTCGCCATCTGGACTCATCTGAACGCTCTCATATTTGTCCATCAAGCCGATCAATCCTTGGATAAAATACGCCTCGATCTTAGTTTCCTCACCATATGGGCGACCGAGGTGGTTGTATCTCTGCCATGATTCTACCGGTTTGGGCTCAGGCTCCGGCTCGGACTCGATCTCAGGCTCCGGCTCGGGTGGCAAGACCTCGATCTCGGGCTCCGGCTCTGGATCGCTGGGCGCCTCGAGGGCTGGCTTGATCTGATCCAGGGGGTTTGCCTTCGGCGTTACGTCTTTCGCCTCTGTAGGGTAGTCCTGAGCCTCTTCAGCAGTGATTACACCCTTGAGTGCATCGGGGAACGCATCGCGGATAGCAAAACCTCGAGCTCTCATCTGCAACATGCGGTCTGGATACTGTGACCACGGGCCTTGCTTGCCCCAGAGTCTTGCGCGCTTGGCATCAGCCACACTGAATTGACCGATGGTCTCCTCGATCTCGTCACCGTACCGACGTTTAACCTTGCAATAGGCCGTCCGGTTATCGCCATCGCCTTCGACCCGCTCGGCGACACCGGCACATCGAGGATCCGATTTCACCAGGGCAAGAGCTGCATCGCCATAGACCGATGGTTTCCCGTTGATGATTGCAATGTTCTGCAATGCCTGGAGCGGTTGCAGCCCCAGCTCATAGCCCCATTGCACAGCGACCAGGATGTCCTGGGGTTTGCGCTGGTATGCTTTCGGGACCATCTCAGACTGCGATAGCATCTTGGAGAAGTCCATCGCCTCCGTCATATTTTGCGGGGCCAAGGTTGGTAATTTACTCATTTAGCTTTCCTTTACTGATATTGATTTCTGACGATTGGTGATTTCTGGCTTGGCTGGTTCCAGTTCTGTCTGGCAATGCGGACATAGCTTCGGCGGCTTGGCCTTCGAAGTACGCCAAGGCCAGGTAACTTTGTATTCCTTGCCAGCATCGCTGATTACTCTGCCGATCTTATGATTGCCAAGGGCGCCCATCAGAGTCTGCGTGGCTTCTGCCTTCAGCTGCTCACCAGCTTTCACTGCATTGACGCCATCCTGGTACACCTCGACCACCCGCGCCAGGTCTGGATCTAGTTCGATCTCCGGCTCGGGATCCGGCTCGGTGTACTTGTAGCTCATCTGTTCGATGTTGGTTGGCTCGGGCCAGGTTCCTTCAGCTCGGTGCTGTTCGAAGTCTGCAACAGCCTTGGTGATCAGCTGCACAGTGTCTTCGTGCCGCTCGAATATGTGGACATCGATGTTGCGACCGGCGTAGCAAGTAAACAGGATCCCAAAGTCTGCATTGTGAACCATCATGCCAGCTTGCAGCTGGATCGGGCCTCGATACAACGGCGGATCGTCCGGTTTCTTGGGTACGGTGGTAAACTTGGCCTCGAGGACAATGGTCCCCTGGAGCGTAACTTCCCCTCGGCTGTTCATTACAGTAATACCGTCGCTGTCGTTGCTATAGATCTTCTGCGGCTGTTCCATGTGAAACAATCCATCATCAGAATAATAAAGCTCCATGTCTGGATGCTTTTTGGCCGCCGGTTCGCCGCCTTCTGTGTGGTGATAAAACTTGGTGGGGTCATCCATACCAAGCAGACGCAACCCTCGCTCGAGGACAATCCCCTCGACTGCGGATCCGATGTCGGCCTGCAAGCTATCCAGCTCTGGCCGTGGTTCGCCTGCATCATGTGCTCTGGCACGCTCGAGGATGTCATAGGCTGATTGCCAGGGGCTAAACCCGAGCCAGGCAGGCAACACGCTGCCGCTCAGGTGGTCATCTGGTGATAATTTAGCCATCGAAAAATGTTCTCCCTTTATCTGTGATTTGCCAGATGATTTCCTGGCGTTTACGTCGATTAAGTTTACGGCGCCCAGAGTCTTCGATGAGACCCATGCGCGCCAGCTCAGTAAGGCGGGGTTTTACAGAATAAAGCCATTCGTCTATTATTTCAGCAACATGTTCTCCAGTTCCTCCCTCTGGAGACCTGTTGAGTACCTCTAGGGCTTTCCTTCTGAGCCCCGTGACCCGCGGGGCAATTCGCACCGCCGCTTCCACCTCTGTGTCAGGTGCGTTGCGGTGGTGCATTTTTTTCACTTCGATCTCTTCCATATCATTGGCTCCTTTCTGCTTCGTATGGAATTAAAAAACAGCTCCCAGTTTGCCAGGAGCCGTTGGGGTAGTAGATCCGCTGGCCGCAGCCGATCGCAACATTTATTGCGATGACTGAAAACAGCGTAGAAAAAATCACGATGATGACAAGTTGTATCATCAGCTTCTGAAAGTTCTTCATGCCGCAAGCCTTTCCATAATGTTTTTGACCTGTTGTGGTTGCCACTTGGGACCGTTGATCGGATCCGGCAGGACCGCCTGGTTGTTCCGATCGATCCGCAACGGAACCTTCCATTCATTCAGCTCCCTGGCCAGCGACCGCAGGCTGGTGTGACCGTAGCCCTGGAGCTTTTCGATGTATGGTGCAACCCTGAGCGCATTATCTGCCGCCTTAGCGGCCAGCGCAGCGCCTCCAGCAGCTGCTCCGACCTCTGGTGTAGGGCTACCTAGCTTCTTGTGCTTCTTGACCTGTGCCAGCCCTTCCCTGGTCCTCCGGCTGATCCGCCTGGATTCGAACTCCGCGATCGATGCCAGCAGCTGGATCGTCAACCTGGACACGTCTGGATCATCCATGTTGGGCATGTCCAGGGCAACGAACTTGACCTGGCTGTCCATCAGGTTTGCAATGAAAGACAAGTTACGCGCTAACCGGTCCAGCTTGGCGACCACCAGGACGGAGCCGGTGTTCTTGCACTCCTGGATCGCGGCCAGCAGCTGAGGCCGGTAGTTCTTCCGACCGCTCTCGACCTCGACAAACTCCTCGAGGATCTCGCAGCTCTTGGCGGCGCACCAATCCTGGACCGCATCCCGCTGCGCATCGAGGCCGTTGCCGGCCTCTCCTTGACGCTGGGTGCTCACCCGAAAATAAACGATCGCTTTCACGTTACTTACTCCAGAAAAGCAGAGTGTTACCGATCACCTTGGATGAAACACCAGGAAGACCAATCAGGTTCTCCAGGAAGAAGTCCTCGAGAGCCTTAGCGCTGCCGAACTGTATCCGCCTGATCATCAGTCCATTGACCTCAACGATGCTGGTCTCGGTGACATCGTACCCCGCGTTTTCTAGGAACATAGTCACCTTACCGAACGAAAACTGTTGTTCGATCTTTTCCATTGTTAGTTCTCCTTGTGGGGGGTGTCTAAATCGAACAGCGGCAGGCCGAATACCTGAGCTGCAAGCGTAGCATCGATGGTAACACCAGGATCTTTTGGGATGATCTCCAGGACGCCGTAGCCATTCTTTATTTTCTTCCGCTTGCCCCAGTGATCTTTGACATCCTTGACGCCGCCTTGATCGAGGATTTTGCCATCCATGACAACCTGGGCGTGGCCGGTGGTGGTCACGATGTACATAACGCCAGGCTTTGCAACAGAGAGGGCAAACTGTTTAAGGGTCATGCCGCCAAACCCCTGTTTGATTTCGTAGTTAACGCCGAGAGCATCGAGGGCCATGTACCGATCTTTGGACCTGGTGGCGCCCTTCCAGTTCTTGTGCATGTTGCAGACATGCTTGAAGGTGTCCCATGCCTCGAGCATGGAAACACCAGCAGCAACAGCCACGGCAGTGACGCCGCAGTTGGGGCCTAACCAGGCCCCTTGTGGTAAAGCGAGAGCGGTCATCCGACTAACTTCACTAGGTTCGATACGACGGGTGCGTCAGCCTTTGCTTCGTACTCCCAGGGAGCATCGTCCCAGCCTGGCAGCTGAGTAATCATGTTGTGAATAAAATAATCGATGTGCCACTTGCCGACATAATCGCTCTCGTAGTTGGCTGCATCCCAGTAGCTACTTTCGCAAGCCTGGTAAGAAAACGCCTTAGCCATCTTGATGAGATCGATGGGCTTGAGAGAAGTGTCGGTAATTAACGCTTTCTCAACACACTTAGCCTCGAAAACCTCGACTCCATAACCATCATTCATCCACTTGGCTTCTGTTTCGCCATACTTCTCCTCAATACTTACCCAATTTGCATTGGCAAGCAGCTTGGCCATTTCCTTCCAGAAAATGTTTTTATTGCCAACTGGAATATGACAGCTCATAGCACTGGCCAACTGGCCAATGTGATCTGGGCTACAAAGATATGCACTCATTGTTTTTTTCCTCCTGTGGACCTGTCTCATCAGTACCAGGTGGTCAGTCCTGGTAGACGCCCCGCAGGGCGTTTCGACTATAGAATGGCTATGGCATCCTTACTCATGGCAAAGGATTTGTTGAACAAAACCAGGGCGTCGTTCATATCAGCGAAGCCATACTCGCTGGCGAAGTCCATCGAAGACGAGAAGCTGACACCATCACTCAGCCCTTCGCAAGCAAGGCAAAAAGAGATTTCTGAAACCTTCGAGCTTGCAAGCACTAACTTGTCGCCGGCGTAAAGTTCGATGTTTCCGTTTTTGGCTGCGATAAAGTTAATCATTACGCGGCCTCCTGCTTGAGGTTCTCGGCGATCTCGTACCAGTTCACGTCGTTGATGAAGGCCATCGCATAGTCAAGCGCGAAACCAGTAGCTTCGCTCTCCAGCTGTTCGATGACCATATCTTGAAGAGCGCCGGCGGAATATTCGAAGCCATCGCAATCGAACCCGTCGAAGAACTCGAGAGCAATCCGCCAGGTGGCGTAATTGGTCCAGCCGTTGTAAGTATTTTGTGTCATTGTTTTTCCTCCTGGTTGACCCATGAACGACGCACAATCGCCTCGCTACAGTCTGGAATCTAAGTGCGATATCGGATACTGTCAATAGGGCAATCGGTATATTTTTTGACGGGGTAAGCAATGTCCATAAAACGGCAGAGATCCGCCAATCTGGTAAGCTTCTATCTGCGGGTTCCAGCGGAGCTGAAGGATAGAATCGACAGGCTGGCGAAAGAAAAAAAGACCAGTCAGGCGCAGCTGGTGGTCGACCTGGTGCAACAGGCGATCGATCAGCCGGCACCGGATCCGAAGGTATCGGATTGGTTGAAGCGGGTCGGTCAATGAGCCAGCTTGATGAGCTACAGCGTCAGTTAAATGTCCTGGTGCAAGCCATGCAGGAGATCCGCGACGTCGCCCAGATTAGCGAAGGTGTGCAATTTTATGCGATGTTAGCAGAGAAGGCGCTCCAGGAGGCCGGCCATGAATGACCAGTACCCATACTATGACGACCAGGTGGAGTGCGATTTCTGCGGCAGAGACACTCGAGGCTGGATAAAAGAGGGCGCAAAGTATGTCGTTTGCGGCGCCTGCCGACGTACTGTGAAGGAATTGGAGCAGCCTTGGAGCAAGCAGCATGACCAATAGTGCGCATATCGTGCTCGAAGGGAAGCCAGTAGGCAAAGCCAGGCCGAGGTTCACCAGGCAAGGCCGAGCCTACACGCCGGCCAAAACTAAAGATTACGAAATGCAGCTGCGCAGCAAGGCAACGCTAGAGATGGCCGATCGAGAGCCGACCGAGATGCCGTGCAGAGTAAAGATACTAGCCCAGTTCGAAACCCCGAAGTCGTGGCCAAAGTACAAGCAGCGCGAAGCAATAACAGGGGAAAGCAACTGGCGACCAGGAAAGCCAGATATAGACAACATAGCGAAAGCAGTCCTCGATGCGTTCAATGGCGTGGTCTTCAAGGATGACGCCCTGGTGTACAAGATCGAGGTCGAGAAGAGGTACGGGATGCAGCCGCTGCTGATCGCGTCTGTGTTCTTCGATGAATAAGGGAAAACATGCCAAAGGTAGAAACCATCCGAAGCAAGGATCTGCGCAAGTACTCAATCTTGCCGATCAAAGCGGTCCAGGATGCCAACATAAACAGAACCGCAGCACTGGCAGTCTTAGCGGTGATCTGTAGCTACACCGATGAGCTGGGCAGAACATTCGTGAGCCAGGCCAGAATAGCCAAAGATCTTGGCATCAGCCGCCAGGCAGCCAACAGACAAGTTAAACGCCTGCTCGATCTCGGTTACCTGGTGTACGCCAAGAAACAGTACAAAGGACAGACAACCAACACCGTGAAGGTAATCTACGATGAAGATGTCAAAGACCTGGACGAAGCTCGATCCAATCTGACATCGAAAGAACAGATGGACCTGGCCGAGAGAGAGCGAGAGCTTGTGCGTAAGTCTGTGATTAAGTCTGTGGACATCCAGCCAGACGATGAAGAGGTGCAACCTCTGGTGTTGCAGGGGGGTGCAACTTCTGAGGTTGCAGGGGGTGCAACGTCTAGTGTTGCATATAACGAGACATTAACGAGTAATATTAACGGATATAAAGATAAAGCTAGAATGATGTGTGTTATGTTTTCAAGGGTTGCTGATGCTAATTTCACGCCTCGAACCTTCCAGGAACGTGACCAGCAGGTGATGGAATCCTGGATCCGTCAGGGTCTGGATCCGGAAGCATGGGGCAGGATCCTGGAGAATCATGTCAGCTGGTGCAGGGAGAACGCCAGGGACATGGCTCGAGGTATCGGATACTTTACCGAGCCAGTCAAACGAGAGCTGGCCAGGAGCAAGAACCCAGCAGTCAACAAGATGGTCGGCAAGTTAGCCAGGAAGCTGAAGGCATGATGCCAGGTGTAAACGAGCCAAACGGTCGTATGGCCTGTAGAACGTGTCGCCCCTCGCGCACGCGCGCACATGCACGGGTGTACGCACGCGCACGCATACGCGCGCACACCCACCCATGCGCCCCCGCCCCCGCGCGTTCGTGTATGGGGGGCCCACAAAAATATTTTCCAGTTTTTCATGAAAGAGGAGAAAACCCATGAAAAGATTTACTGTCAGTCAAGCCAAGGACGTGGAGGGTCGAGACAAGCCGATCTGGCTGCGTCACGGGATTGCTTTCCAGAAGGACGACAAGCCGGTGCGTATAAAGCTCGAGAGCTTGCCTGTCGCTAATCGTGATGGTGAGATATGGCTCACGTTGTTCGAGGAGACTGGTGAGCGCTCTCAGGGCTCTGGAGACGGGTTTACGCCGTCTGGGTATGATCAATCTCCGATTAAGAGCAATCTTGATGACGATGTTCCGTGGTGATTTAGATGGCTAAGGGCGGAGACAAGCGTCCTCCGATTGGTCGGTTCGGCGGTGTACGTGTTGTGCAGCGTCGGATCGGTCGGTCTGAAACGCTCTATCAGAACAAAGAGATGGTTGCGACGGAGTTGCTGGCTCTGGGAACGGCGAACATTACGGATATTGTTAATTTGGATGGTACGGTCAAACCGATTGACGAGATTCCGGAACATGCTTTGCGTGCGATCAAGAAGATCACTGCTGGTCAGAACGGTGTCACGATCGAGATGCACGATAAGGTTGCGACGTTGCGGGTGTTGGCGAAGGCATCTGGCTTGCTGGACGCCGAGGCCAACCAGGAGAAGCCCAGCATTGTTGGGATTAATATGAAGGGTCCGGTCGTGGCCGAGTATGAAGAAATAGAAAACAAAGAAGATGGAGAGAAGGATTGATTTATAAGTTGGAATTGCATGGCCGGATATCGGAGCTTTCGGCGTTTCCTAATCTGTGGACTGCGGTTGATGATTTAGTTGAGCGCAATGAGGCGGCTGGGCGCCAGGTGGTGGTTCATAAACGCGCCAAAGATTCGGTCCAGTTTACGTTGGTCTATCCGCAGATCGATCGAAGTGTTGATGGAACGGTCTGTGTTTATGGTCGTGGTGGGAAGCTGCCGGTCAGTGCGGAGGATGTCTGGGAAGATGTCGAGCGTTTGATGTCTGAAGGTGTTCTTCGAGATGATATTTGCCGGATCTTGAGCTGTCCGACCAAGGTTTACCAGGAGGCGAAGGTCATAATCCGGCGTCGGAAGCTGGCTCGAGAACGCGGTTACGGGAGAAAATAAGATGAGCGAGGAAGATTTGCGCGTCGAGATTATTCAATTACGCGATGACATAAGGTATCTTCATGGTGAGCTAATATATTTGCGCACCAGAATTGAAGAGATGCTGGATCAACCAGATATGAAACAGAGGCGAGTGCCATATCGAGGAACGATATCTTGAGTAATTTGCCATCGATGGATTTGGATTTCTCCAATAGTCCAACGGTCTGGAAGTTTTTACACGATGAAAGTTTCGTTCGAGGCTTGATGGGACCGGTTGGTTCCGGTAAGTCCTATGGTTGCGCAGCTGAGATAATGCTTCGAGCAGTCCGTCAGAAGCCCAGCCCGCGCGATGGCATACGCTATTCGCGTTTCGTGATTGTTCGGAATACTTATCCCGAGCTGCGCACCACTACCATCAAGACCTGGCAAGAGCTGTTTCCCGAGGATATCTGGGGTGGAATACGCTGGCAGCCGCCGATTACGCACCATATCAAGCTGCCTGCTCGAGGTGATGCCGCCGGAATTGACTGCGAAGTTATCTTTATGGCGCTTACGTCGCCACAAGATGTTCGGAAATTGCTATCGCTTGAGCTTACTGGGGCTTGGGTCAATGAGGCTCGAGAGCTGCCGAAGGCCGTGATCGATGGTTTAACGCACCGAGTTGGAAGATATCCAACGAAAAAAGACGGTGGCCCGACCTGGTACGGGATCTGGATGGATACAAACCCGCCAGATAATGACCATTGGTGGCATGATCTTGCTGAGAAAAACCCAATCAAGGGTGAATATCCCTGGACGTTCCATCGCCAGCCAGGTGGAGTGTTGCAGGCCAGTCCCGATGAAGTGCCGGAAAATAATCCTGAGAGCCAGGGATTTATGTTTTCTGGCGGTAAATGGTGGCAAGTCAATCCGAAAGCAGAGAACCGGCATAATCTACCGCCTGGATACTATCAGCAGCTGTTAGGCGGTAAGAACGCCGACTGGATCCGTTGCTATGCCCAGGGAATGTACACGTTTGTCCAGGAAGGCCGTCCGGTCTGGCCGGAGTATGATGACGAGCTGATGAGCGGCGATGTCGAGGTGGATCCCTATTATCCGATACAAATCGGGGTGGACTTTGGACTGACGCCTGCGGCGATCTTTGGGCAGCGAACAACAGGTGGAGCCTGGCGCATCTGCGATGAGCTAGTGACGTTCGATATGGGCCTCGAGCGGTTTGGCCAGGAATTGCTGGGAAGGATTGCGGAACGATATTCTAAGCATGATATTTTGATATGGGGTGATCCTGCGGGTAACAAACGCGATGAGATCTACGAGGTTACGGCCTTCGATCATCTTCGATCGCTAGGATTTAAGGCGCAGCCGACTGATAGCAATGCGTTCCAGGTACGCCGAGAGGCTGGAGCATCGCCTATGTCCAGGTTGATCTCCGGCAAGCCAGGGTTGATGATTGACAAAAAATGCCTGAGACTGCGTAAAAGTCTGTCTGGCGGCTATTTTTTCAAGCGCCAAAGTCTCGGAGCTGGTCAGGAAAGGTTTAAAGATAGTCCGGTTAAGAACGAACACTCTCACTGCGGCGATGCTTTTGGTTATTTGATGCTTGGCGGTGGTGAGCAGCGTAGGCTGCGCCGTGGATCCTATGCTGGTAAAGGTGGAACCTACACGGCAAACACGGAGTTTGAAATTTTCTAATGATGAATCTTGGACAGCATTGGCATGGCAAAGATCAACAATTAGTGCCGTTTCGACCAGAGCATCTCCTCAAAGCTGAATTAAAAGGCGATGAGCTGAATTACACTAAAGTTTTGCCAGAGTGGTATGAATATACCATCGAAATGGCCTTCGAGGATCTGTCCTGGACTTTTCTTCGTTTGGGCCAGGTTGCCTGCATGTTCGGTGTTCGACCATTATGGCCAGGCGTCGGAGAGGTTTGGATGATTCCAACGGTCCATGTGAACCGTAGTGCGATAGCACTCATAAAAGGCGGAAGGCATATATTAGACCATATTCAAGATGAGTACGATGTTAGGCGCCTGCAAATCACCGTTCGATCGTCTAACGAGACAGCTTACAAGTACGCTGAAAAAATGTATTTTAAAACTGAAGGTCTAATGGAACGCTATGGTCCAGAAGGCGATGATTATTACTTAATGGTGAGGATTCGAAATGGGAGCACCTGTTAGAGCAATTTCTCGAGTGATAGGCGGCGCGGTTGACGCATTGGCTGGAAGCTCTCCAAGAGCACCAGCTCCGTCACCTCAAGTTACTGCGGCTCAAGAGCGTGCAGAAGCCAGGGCTGAAGCTCAAACCCGTGAAGAGGCTTCCAGGATGGCAGCTAGGCGCCGAGCACGCCGAACAGGTGGTCTGCGGCTTCTGATGTCTCCAGCGCGTCAGGAAGGACCGCAAACTGGTATGCGTCGAACCCTTGGACCTGGATCCTGATATGACAAAGCTCAAGCAAGATCCCCGCGTTTTCCGTAAAGAAATAGCAGCGCCAGCTCCAGAAGTAGAGGAGAAAGTCGATGCCAAAAAAGATGCACCGAAAGCTGCTCCTAAGCGCAGAGCGACTAGGGCTAAAGGGAAAGCGTAAGCAAGCCTATATTTTTGGAACCATGAGAAAGATTGAGGGGCGCGATGGTCGCAAAGAAGCACCAGAATCCAAGCGGCGGTCTTAATGCAGCTGGTCGCGCATACTTCAAGCGCACAGAAGGTGCTAACCTCAAAAGGCCGGTAAAGAGCGGTGACAACCCGCGTAGAGCGTCTTTTCTGGCGCGTATGGCCGGCAATCCTGGTCCTGAGCGTGACGAGAAAGGCAGGCCCACTAGGCTTTTATTGTCTTTGCGTGCCTGGGGTGCGTCCTCAAAATCTGATGCTCGAAGCAAGTCTGCGGCAATCAGTAAAAGATTAAAGGCGAAAAAAGATGCCTAGATTGAACGTAAAAGAATTGATGGAGCGTGAAGCTAAGGCTCAAGCTCGAAAAGACGAGTGGCGTTCTATTTACGAGGACTGCTACGAATTTGCTTTACCACAACGCAATCTATATTCGGGGTATTACGAAGGCCGTGTAGCAGGCAAGTCTAAGATGGCCCGTGTATTCGACAGCACAGCCATTCACGCTACTCAGCGTTTTGCTAATCGCCTGCAAGCTGGTCTTTTCCCGCCATATAAAACATGGGCAAGGCTTGAGCCAGGATCGCAGATCCCAGAGCAAGACAGGGTTCGAGCGCAAGAAATATTCGATCAATATACCGATCGTCTGTTTGAAACACTGCGTCAAACCAATTTTGATCTAGCTATGGGTGAGTTTCTGCTCGATCTAGCGGTCGGCACTGGTGTGATGATGATTACGCCAGGCGATGAGGTTACGCCTGTTCGTTTTATGCCTATTCCTCAGTACCTGGTGTGCATCGAGGAAGGTGCAAACGGTAATGTCGATAACGTATATCGAAAGCTTCGAGTAAAGGCAGAAGCTGTTCAGCGTGAATTTCCTGATGCGCAGATGACAGCTGATCTTGTTGACGCCATCGAGCGTCGTCCGGATCAAGAGCTTGATCTAATGGATTGCGTCATCTTCGATCAAATTACCGGCAGATATCACTATCACGTTATATGGCCAGCAAAAAAACAAGAACTTGTACATCGAGACATGCGATCGAGCCCGTTTGTTGTGGCTCGTTACATGAAAGTGGCCGGCGAAGTGTATGGTCGTGGCCCTCTCGTTACTGCCATTGCAGACATCAAAACGCTGAATAAAACACTTGAGCTAGTGCTGAAAAACGCATCTCTCTCGATCGCGGGTGTTTATACAGCTGCGGATGATGGCGTTCTAAATCCGCAGAACATTAAGATCCAACCAGGTGCTGTTGTTGCGGTGGCCAGGAATGGCGGCCCAAATGGTGCATCTCTAGCTCCATTGCCTCGGGCTGGTGACTTCAATACCAGTCAGATCGTGATAAACGACCTGCGAATGAATATTAAAAAGATCCTGATGGACGATACACTTCCTCCAGACAATATGTCTGCGAGGAGTGCGACAGAGATATCGGAGCGCACCAGGGAGCTTGCTACTAATTTAGGCAGTGCCTTTGGTCGTCTCATTACTGAAACGATGGTTCCGATAATTTCTCGAACATTGTTCGTTATGGACCAGCAAGGCCTGATTGATCTACCATTGAAAGTGAATGGCGCGGAAGTAAAGGTGACGCCAGTGTCTCCTCTTGCTCAAGCGCAGAAGCTACAGGAGATCAATGACGTTGTTCAATATATGCAGATCGCAAACCAAATGGGTCCGCAGGGTCAAGCAACAGTCTCAGTGCCGCGTGTTCTTGCGTTTATCGCGCAGCGGCTGGGCATCGATCAAAACATATTGAATAACCCAGAAGAGCAGCAAGAATTTATGATGCAAATGCAACAGCAAATGATGGCTGCGGAGGAGCCGCAGCAGGTCGATGATGGCGGTGCTGTTATGGAAGCGATGAGATAATGGTCGATGATGGCTGGGAAGGATTAACGGAAGCGTCTTCTGATGGGTTCGTCAAAGCGGACGATCTCGACATCTTGTATGGGCGTGTTTTTAAATCCGAAGAAGGGCGCAAGGTGTTTGAGCATCTTCGCTCAATTACTATTGAACGTCCTACTTGGAACCCTGGAGAAGACGCCAGTTATGGCTATGTCCGGACAGGTATGGCTGAGATTGTCCGCATGATCGAAAAACGAATAGAGAGAAGTGACAATGGATAACCAGGAAACCGTTCAACAGGAGAACATCAATAACGATGCCCCGTTGCTCAATACCCAGGCCCAAGAAGACGTTTCTGTAGAGTCTCAAGAGGCTCCAATACCATTACACGCAGAGGAGCCAGAATATGCTGCTCAAAGCAATGAAGATGAAAATAAAGAGCCTTTGGAGCGGCCTGATTATTTTCCTCAACAATTTTGGGATGATGATGGCCCAGATGTTGAGAAGCTGGCGAAAAGCTATAACGAATTGCGCAAGCAATTCAGCCAGGGAAAACATAAGGCTCCAGAGGGTGATTATAAGGTTGAAGATCTTATTGATCAGGGTTTTGACTCTGAGGATCCTGTTTCACGTTTATATATGGAGTGGGCTAAAGAGAACGGCATTAGCCAGGCAGCTTTCGAAGATCTTGCCTCGAAGGTGGTTCGATTAGGAGCGGATCACAATCAAGAGCTCGAATATGATCGCCAGGCGGAAATGTCGAAGCTTGGTGAGCGTGCGCAAGAAAAGATCCAAATGGCGGAGCGTTTGTTGATGAAGGCGCCGCTTAACAATAACGAACGTGATGCCATCGCAAATAGTTTGGATACCGCAGACGCAATCAATGCGTTCTTGAAGTATCATCAGGCGTTAACGAACGAAGGTATTCCAACGCAGATTACTCCGCAGCAAGCAGAAATGACTCGAGCTGACCTCGAAGCTGCGATAGCGGATCCTCGATGGACTACAGATACAGCGTTTAGAACACGTATTGAAAAGCAATGGATGGCATCGCAATCATAAATTATTGCAAAAGCGATTGCTTTGATTTATATTCTTAATGTCGGATAACCGCTTGTGCGGCCCGTCTACTGCGGTGAACCCGCTGGTGGCGCGGCCACAACCGCGCAAGCGACCGCCCTCTCAGGATAACGGATCGCGCTTGGTCGAAAACTCTTTTTAGGAGGATTCTGCTATGGCGCAGAATGTCACAACGGCCTTCGTTACCCTGTTTGAGTCAGAGGTAAAGCAGGCTTATCAAGCTGAATCTCTGTTGCGCGGTACTTGCCGTACACGCACAGGCGTTCAAGGAAATACTGTAAAGTTTCCAAAAATCGGTAAAGGCGTAGCAACTGTTCGCGTTCCGCAAACAGACGTTACTCCTCTCAATGTAACCTACAGCCAAGTCACTGCGACGATGAGCGATTATATTGCTGCTGAGTACAGCGATATCTTCCATCAGTCACACATCAATTTCGATGAGCGTCGTGAATTGGTTGAAGTCGTATCCAAGTCGATTGCACGTCGCATGGATCAGATCGTCATCGATGCTCTCGATGCAGCTGCTTCCCCATCGACCGTTGCAACCTCGATCGGTGGTGCGGCATCTAACATGAACATCGAGAAGCTTCGTGCAACTGCTAAGGCTATGAATGAGAACAACGTCCCTTCCGAGGGTCGTTATCTTCTCATGCACGCATCTCAGCTCGATGCTCTGCTTGGTGAAACCGAAGTCACGTCCTCCGATTTCGCATCTGTAAAAGCCCTTGTTCAAGGTGAAATCAATCAGTTCATGGGTTTCACGGTGTTGACTATGGGTGATCGTGATGAAGGCGGTATTCCAAAACCAACAACCCGTACTTGCTTTGCCTGGCACAAAGATGCCCTGGGCTATGCTGAGTCAATGGCGCAAAAAAGCGAAGTGAATTATGTCCCAGAAAAGACATCTTTCCTCGTTAGCTCCATGTTCTCCGCTGGCGCAGTGGCCATCGATGATGAGGGCATCGTTAAGATAAGCTGTACAGAATAGGAGACTGACTAATGGCGTTTGCACAAGCAAATTGGGCAACTGTAGCGGCTTCCAAAGCTGGACAGGCTCCAAGTATCTACAGCTATAAATCAGCTGGAGATTCCAAAGCAACGATCGCTGGCTCGGGCTATTTCAATAGCGTGGAAGGTCTAATCAACACTGGTGATTGGATTTACACCTATGGCTCCGACGGCGGTCAAACCTTGGTTGCCACCAATACTGCTGGCGTTATTACAACGGCAGTTATCTAAGACGGACGGGGATCAGGGAAATCTGGTCCCCTCCTAGACTAGGGGGTCCGCATGGCAGCAGGTGATACTAGCCTATCTATATGCTCTGATGCACTTATTATCCTGGGAGCTCAACCGATATCATCCTTCACAGAAGGGTCTGATGCTGCGCAGGCTTGCGACCGCCTTTATCCCGATCTTCGGGATTCTTTGCTTTCTAGGTATCCGTGGTCTTGGAGCTATAAAAAAGTACAATTAGCGCGTCTAGCAACATCTCCGGTTACTGAATGGAATTATGCCTATCAGTTACCAGGTGATATTATTTCTGGTGTTCGAGCGCTTTTTAATACCGCTGATACATTTGGTATGCCTCTCCGATATGGCTGGGAGCTCTACGGCGATCAGGTCTATACCAATGAGGAAAATGTCTACATCGATTATCAGGCAACGGTGAGTGAGTCCAAGATGCCATATTATTTTGTGCATCTGCTTAGGACGGCTATGGCCGGTGAGCTTGGTATGATTATCACAGATCAGATAAGCAAAGCTGATTACTATCGTTCATTGGCTTTTGGCACTCCTGGTGAAAATGGCCGAGGCGGTTTGTTTCGTGAAGCCATGAACATCGACAGTCGTGGCCAGCCATCGCACGTTATCGAGGATTATTCGCTTATAGACGTAAGAGGATAACATGACGCGGATTGTTCAGTTTCAAACCAACTTTTCAGTCGGAGAGCTGGATCCGCTTCTCAAGGCGCGTACTGATCTCGAGCAATATCAGAACGCACTAGAGACTGCGACGAATGTATATGTCCAGCCTCAAGGCGGTGTAAGGCGCAGAGATGGTCTAAGATTTATCCATAATTTTGGTACGTCTTTTACAGACTTTAAAATAATTCCATTCGAGTTCAATACGACCGATAGCTATACGTTGGTTTTTGTTGATTTGCGTATGTACATTTTTAAAGACGGTGTGCTGCAAACAAACATAAATGGTAGCGGTAATGTCTATGCCACAACTACAATAACGGCAGCGATGCTCGATGAGCTTAATTATACGCAAGCTGTTGATACTCTTATCCTGGTGCATGAGGATCTTGAGCCGCAAAGAATTATAAGGAATAGCGATACAAGCTGGACGATTGGCGCTCTGCCTATAAGTTTTATTCCGCAGTATGCCTATGCTATAGATACACATGAACCGCAGTTCACGATTACGCCATCTGCTGTTACTGGAAACATAACGATTACAGCTTCTGCCGCAACAACAGACACTGGAACGGCTCAAGCTGGAAGCTCTGCTTCAATAACTCTTAAAGCTGCTTCGAGCTTTACCGCGGATGATGAACCCAATGGTATGTTCATACATATAACAGCTGGAACCGGAGCGGGACAAACGCGGCATGTCGAAGACTATGTTGCGTCATCGAAGGTTCTTACGGTCTATCCTGATTGGGATACGGCCCCAGATAACACATCTCAATATACAATAAATCCGTTCGAGCCGGCAGCTGTGGGCGAATACCTAAATGTATTAAATGGTTTTGGTCGTGCTCGATATACAGAATACGTTAGCCATACAGAGATGAAGGCGTATGTCGAAATAGACTTTTTTGATACATCTGACATTCTTGCTGGTGAGTGGGAAAGTGAGCATGGGTACGAGGACACCTGGTCAGACACCAGAGGCTGGCCTCGATCAGCAACCTTCCATGAAGGGCGTTTATATTTTGGTGGGGCTAAATCCAGGCCGAATACGGTTTGGGGTTCGAGGGTTATTGATTTCTTTAACTTCAATCCTGGATCTGCATTGGATGATGATTCAGTGGAAGCAACAATCAATACCAATCAGCTGAATGTTATTACTCATATGTTTAGCGGCCCCGAGCTTCAGATTTTTACTTCTGGTGGCGAGTTTGTTGTTTCTCAGGGTCCGAATGATCCGATTACACCTTCTAGTTTTTTGGTGAAGCCACAAACTAGATTGGGCAGCAAACCTGGCGTTCCCATCGATGACTTGAATGGCGCCACGATTTTTGTGCAGCGGCAAGGTAAATCGCTTGTTAGCTTTCAGTTTTCAGACGCTACAGCATCATATAACACGCAGATGCTGTCTGTTCTTAGTTCGCATTTAATTAAAGACCCTGTTGATTTAGCGGTTCGACGCGCAACGTCGACAGATGAAACCGATAGAATGTTCATCGTAAATAGCGATGGAACGATGACGGTTTACTCTATACTTGCCACACAAAATGTTATTGCGCCCAGTGCATTTACAACTGATGGAGAATTTATAGCGATCGGATGCGAGATTGATTCGATCTATGTAATTGTAAAACGTGTAGTAGAGGGTCAAACTCGGTATTATTTAGAGAAATTTGATTCAGATTTACAACTTGATAGCGCTTTAAGTGGTGGGGCGGCGTCAAGTGTTTATGTGGTTCATTTACACGATGAAACAGTTAAAATTATTCGAGATGGTATAATCGAGGCGGATCAAGAAGTTACGCATTTTTTTAGTAATGTTTCTTTTGATACACCAGCAACAACGTCTTATCAAATCGGGCTGAATTACGACGTAACCCTCAAAACCATGCCTGCCGAGCCAAGATTGGCTCAGGGTACATTGTTAGGCACAAAAAAGCGGATCCTCCAGGTGGATGCCGTCGTGTACGAAACGCAAAACATGACGATCAATGGAAAAGAAATTGCGTTCCGACAATTTGGTGAAGGTGTTCTTGATACTGCTGTTGAAGAATTTACAGGAACCAAGACAGTCAGCGGACTCTTAGGTTTTACTAACACCGGTCAAATTACGATTAGCCAAACCGCGCCATTAAAAATGACGTTACTTGGTATCGAATATCGTATGTCAGTGGGGAATTGATATGTCAGCAGCAATATCATTAGTTGCAATGACCGCCGTGTCTGCTGCTGGTCAGCTTTATTCTGGCCGGCAACAGCAAAAAGCATATAACGCTCAAGCAGCCCAGGCGCGTATTCAAGGTCGCAGTCAAGCAATCGCTTACAAACAGCAAGCGGCTGATGTTCTTCGTCGGATAAATGAAACAAATGCGGCAATCATAACTGGAGCTGCGGCTGGCAATATCGATCCATCATCCGGATCTGCTCAGGCATTACAGAATAGATCTATGAAAGAAGGCATCCGCGAATATAACACCTCGCTTGATAACTCTCAGATGGCTTTGGGAATGGCTGATTATCAGTCCAAAATCTATAAAGATGCTGGCCGTACCGCTATGGCAACAGCTTATATAAATGCTGCTGGAACTATTTATGGTGGATATCAACGAAGTCAGCAAACTGGTTTCCCAGCTCTTAGTTTAAGTGGCGGCATGGGTAACTATGGCGGCGGCATGGCAGCTTGGACGTGAGGTAAAAATGGCTAGACTTCCTACATATCAACGTCTTGGCGTTAGATCTGCACAGCCTGCAAATGTTGATTTTGCAAATTTTCGTGAAAATGTTCGATTTGGTCAAACGATTAGCCAGACCGTCGATCAAATGTCTGATTTCTTGTATCGGGAACAGATCAAAAAAGACGAGCAACAGGCTGGTGAAATAGTTCGAGAAATGGGTGCGCAGCCAGTTCTAGGCAAATTGCGTGCAGCTGGAGGGCCAACAACAGCCGGTGAGCGCAAAGCATATGAGATTGCTAATCGAATTGCATCTTCAGAAATTGAAACTGATGCAATGCTCGAGATCGATCGTATTGTTACTGAAGGCCAAAATAGTGAAACACCGTTAGCAGAAATACAAACACGTCTAACCGATGTTGTTGACGGCTTTCCCGCTGCTTTGTCGGACCTGGATCCAGAGGTTGCCGGCGTTCTACAGACCAAACTAGGGTCGCACGCAGCTACTGCTGGTTTTAGATATTCTAATTATTGGAGCAAAAAGCTCGAAGACGATGCTAGAGGTCGTGCGATAATTGGCATCGATCAGCGTCAAAAAGAAATATTTAGAAATGCTTCAAGCATAGCTGATCCAAACATGCGATCAGTCGCGGTTTCTATCGGTTTAGAAAACCTTGCTACTTACATGCGAGACAATGGCAGCGATGAAGCTGCAATTAGCAAGATAGTTATTCACACCACAGAACAATCAGTTATTGATGGAACAATCGCAGATTTTCAGCGCCTTGGTAATCTTAAAGATCAAGAAGCGTTCCTTGCGGATCTTACGAAGAATCCTCCAAAAGAATTGGGTGTTGAAAAAACACGGAGCCTAGTTCGATCTCTTAATGCAGAAACAAACAATGCTCGATCGTTTTTAAAAGGCGAAGGCCGCGATTTGGTAAGAGATATTGGTGATCTTCAACAGATCCTTGAAAAAGGCGGAGATCCTGGGGAAGCTCAAATAATTCAAATGGCTCAACGTATTTTGCAACTGCCAGAAGAATATCGAGGGCCGGCAGAAGATAAGTTAAATGAGTTCTATCAAATACGAACGCAAATGGTTGGGTTTCGTAAGATGGGGCCAGTCGAGCTCGATCTTGCAATAAAAGAGATGTCTGATGGTATTCCTGGTGCTGGAGCAAAGGGATTAGATACCAAGGTTGAGGTCGCAATCCTTAACAGCGCTCAAGCTCTTTATAATAATATGGTGAGAGGACTCGAAGAAGATCCTGTCTCTTATGCTGTTCGAGCTGGCCAAATTGATTTCAAACCGGTTTTATTGCCGGCTATGAATGAGCCTGGTCGAGTTACAGAAGAACAGGCATCTGCATCGTGGTTGGATCGCATCCAAGCAGCAAGACGTGTTCAAAGAATATATGGCGGTCCTCTCAAATTATTAACGAATCAAGAAATTTCTGTTCTTAGCAATATCCTCGAAGAAGGCGATCGCGGAGCTCGTCTGAATCTTTTGCAAGAAATTAACAGATATGCTGGAAGTCTTGCTCCAGACATATTGGAACAAGTTTCAAAGCAATCAGATCAAATGGCCCATGTTGGCGGTTTGCTTTCTTTAGGTGCGCAAGATGCGGCCAATTTTGCTCTTGCTGGTTTTGATCTCCTCAAACAAGGGAATAAGCCGCCAGGAATAAACTCTGATGAAGCAAAAAGTTTTTATATGAGCGAAGTTGGCCAGGCTTTGTTGTTTCAATCTCAGGCGTTGGCCACGGGGCGTAAGGTTGTCGAGGCTATTTATACAAAAAAGGCTTTTGATAAAGGCGTCGAGGAGTTTGATGGTCGCTTATACAATGAAGCTATAAATGAGGCGTTTGGCCGTAACCCATACACAGGGAACGGTGGTTTTGATGAGATACGCGATCAAAAAATATTGTTGCCGTCAGCTCTTAATAAAAACGATCTTAACAAGATGCTCGATAAAATAACGATTGATGAATTGCAAGAAAACACAGGATTGATTGATATCGATCCAAAAATCGTCAAACAGATAAATGACGATAATGATATTTTCCCCGTCCTATTAGATGAAGGACGTTACTATT